GCTCGTAACAGCCGGATGCGGGCCATGTTCTTGACCAGCACCAAAGCACTGCAAACCCAGTTGATGTCGGATTTCCAACCGGCGGGGCTGGTGGACATCCGTGGGCGCAACGAGTACGTCTGCAACCGGTGGCCGGACCTCCAGGCCGACGAGGCACCCTGCACAGACGGCTACGCTTGTCCAGACAGGGACACACCTCGATGTAGTTACTACAAGACGCTGGGAGAGGCCAGGCAGTCGAGGCTGGTGGTTACCAACTACGCCTGCTGGATGGCCCAGGAGAATTACACCAGGGACGGCCTGGACCTGATAATCAGGGATGAGAAGGGGGATGTTCGGTCCATAATCAACCAGACCTCGTTCTTGATCTGTGACGAGGCGCACCTGGCCGGACGGGCGCTGGAGTCCTTCCTGTCCTTCACCTTCACCGCCAGGGACCATGAGTCCATACCTTGGGAGGAGGACTGGGAGTACGCTGACTGGGTTCGGGCCTGCATCCCGATACTGAGGCGCATACCGGACCAGGTAGCGGCCATCCAGCAGGAGATAAGGGAGAACGAACCAGGCTCCGATGTGTCCAAGGAACTGTCCAGGAGCAAGCGGCGGCTGAGTGCCCTGGAGAGGAAGCTGAATATGCTGGTGAAGCATTGCCGGGATTGGATATGCGAATATCAGGGGACCGGCAGATACGCAAAATGCGTCTGGACACCGGTCTGGCCAGGCAGGTACAATCGGTTCCTCTTTGGGAATGTACCGAAAGTGCTGCTGATGTCAGCCATGTTCACCAAGCCCATGATGGAACGGCTGGGAGCTGAGGGACCCTGGCTAGACAGTCCCAGTCCATTCCCGGTGCGGCATACCCCGGTCATGCACATCAACACCGCCAGGATAGACCACCGTGCTGATGATGATGACCTGAAGAAGTGGGTTGACCGCATCGACGAGATAATAGAGTCCAGGCAGAAACAGAAAGGCTTAATTTTCACGGTTTCTTACAAGAGAGCTGCATTCCTTGCAGAGCATTCACGTTATGGCCATCTGATGATGCAGCACACAACCAGAAACGTAGCCCAGGTGGTATCAGCATTCAAGCGGGCAGATGCACCAGCGATACTGGTCAGCCCTAGCGTCACCACAGGTTACGATTTCCCTGGAGACGAGTGCAGCTACATCATCGTGGCAAAAGTCCCTTACCCAGACACCAGGGGAGCCGTCATCAAGGCCAGGCAAGCGGAGGACCAAAGCTGGACAAGCCAGTTGGCCATGGAGACCCTGGTACAGGAAGCGGGGAGAGGCACCAGGAGTGCGGAGGACCGCTGCCAGGTATTCATCGTAGACGATACCTGGAAATGGTGGTGGCCCCGCAACAGGCATCTGGCACCCAGGTGGTTCGCTGAGAGAGTGACCCCACGTTCCAATGACCGGATACCTATACCATTCAATTAAATAACGGAGGGCAAATGTCACCACTGAGTTTAAACCCAGATGATCATGTAGATGGAGGAGAGTTTCCCAGAGGTACCCTACAGATAACCGATGCACGGTTCGGTATCTGGGAGTACAAGGACAAGGATGGCAATCCAGTGAAGAGCAGCTACGGCGAGGGCAACGTGGCCCCATCGATGGCTGCTATCCTGGAGCTGAAAAACATGGATAGTGGCATCACGCTACAGAGGCCCCAGGTGTTTAGTATCGGGCAACCAAGCCTGTACACAACAGACGGCCTCACCCTTGATGGTCCACAGATCAACAAGAACTGCAACTTCCACAAGTTCATGGCGCAATTGTTAAAGGTCGATTTCCCCAAGGACCGGATCGTTATCACCAACATCCAGGAGATGCTGGTGGGTCTGGTAGCCCACTGGGACGAGACCACACAGCCCAACGGTAATAAAGTAGTCTGGCCGCTGGAGATATACAACCTCCCAGGGAGTAGCCAGGCCCCCAGCAATGGGGCAGTCATCCCGGCTCCTGCCCCTGCCCCTGCCCCGGCTCCAGCACCGGAGCCTGCCCCGGCGGGGGCCGATGTCCTCCAGATAGGGGTACAGGCGGTGCAGAAGATGATAGCCAGTAGCCCCGGCGAGGCCACCAGGCAGAAGCTGAACGCCAACATCTTCCTGATGCGGGGAGAGGAGTACTCAGAGGACCAGCTTTTCGCCCTGATGAACGTCATCTACGAAGAGGCATTCGTCACGGCCCTGGCCGATGCCGGGATACACATGGATGGGGAGCTGTTTTGTCGGAACTGATCTCTAGTGTCGAGTTGTCGATGTCGGAGGCGGCAGACCTCCTTGACCCACCGGTTGAGCGGGACGATACCAAGCACCACGTCTCTCACCTGGTCAACGAGGCGGTACGCATCATCGGCAACGGCAAGGCCTATGATGGGGAGCCAACCCAGTGGGGCTGGAACATCATGGCCCTGGGCCGGATAGCGGAAGCCGTGGTCCGGCCCATCGTACAGAGGGAAGCTGATAAGAGAGGCTGGCGGTTCACTCCCCAGGTTGTGAGTGAGGTCGATGGGATAGTTGGTAGCCTGGATGGACTGCTAGTCTCGGACGCTGGGGTGGAAGCTGTGGTGGAGGTAAAATCCCGCCACAGCAGCCCCAGCGATCCACGAGATAACTGGCGTTACATGGCCCAGGTGCAGGCGTACTGTAGGATGGCATTCACGCAAGTAGCGTGGATGCCTATCCTCTATCTGCCCAGGCGAGGGCCACCGAATGCAGAACTGCACCTCCATGTGATCCAGTTCGAGGTGCAGGAGTTGGTAGAGAATTGGGAGATGCTAAGAAATATACGAGGGGAGAGGAAATATGACCACGTTGGAGGACCTTAAAAAGTCAGGATGGCAGGATGTCATCAAGATGTCACCGAAACGCTCCATCATGTCCATCGAGGGACTGGACAAGAGCGGTAAGAGTCATCTAGCCATGACTGCCCCAGAGCCGATAGTGTATCTGGACCTGGACATCGGCACAGAGGGAGTCATCGAACCCATGATGGCACAGCGGGAGATATTGCTGTACCAGGTGGAACAGCCATCCAAGCTGGGGACCCAGTCCCAGGTCGTAGACAGGTTCCAGGCCGTGTGGCAGGACATCCAGGCGAGGATAGCAGAGGCTCTGGAGCTGGAGTCCGGCACCCTGGTGATAGATACATTCGGTGAGGCCTACGAGATTTGTAGACTAGCCCACTTTGGCAAGCTGGCCCAGGTACAGCCGCATCAGTACGCCAACTGCTACAAGGACCTGCGAGAGATATGCAGGGTGGCGTACCAGAGCAAGATGAACTTCATCCTCCTGCACAAGCTGGGGAACAACTTCCACACCGGGGAACTGGAATTTCAGGGCTGGAAGGACGTGCCGTTCCAGGTACAGACCACACTGCGAACCAGTAGGGAGAACTCGCCTACAGGACCTGTGTTCAGTGCGGAGGTGATGTCATGTCGGAGGCAGATGACGCTCATGGGCCAGACCCTGGTTCAGGGGCGGGCATCCCAACCGGGACAGATACCCCACAGCCTCGACCTGACAAGGTTCCTAGACCTCATCCACTGAAGTGTAGCAGATGCCAGGGAATGGTCCGGTATGATGGGGACTACCCCGGCTGGGTATGCATGATGTGTTCCCACGTCTACTACCTGACTCCTCCCTGGCACGGGAGAGTGCAACGTGATTTACATAACCAGCGCAGTGAATGACGCTGATCTACGCAAGTCCCTGAGCGAGGCGGTTGAGGTACCCATAGGATTCGGGGATGTGCTTATCGAGGGTGTGTCTGATTCGGGCAGCAAGGTGGTGGCGGTAGGGGAGCGGAAGCGGGCTACGGACCTACTGGCCTGCATCAATGACGGCAGGCTGCTCAATCAGGTTAGGGGTGCCTACGGTGCCTACCAGAAGGTGGACTGTAGGTACTTCCTGCTCATCGAGGCCATCATGCGGCGCAACCGGGAGGGCAACGTCGAGTACAGGACGGGGCCTAACTGGGCCTCAACCTCCATGCCATGGACCAGGTTCCAGGGTTACCTCAACAGCCTGCACTATCAGCTTGGCGTGTACGTTCTATGGTCAACCAACGTGCGTAACACCGCCGAGACCATCAGAGGACTACATACATATTTCTCCAATGTTGACCATCAGAGCTTGAAGCAATTCCACCAGCCTACTCCGGCCTTGATGTACAACCCTACGCTCATCCGGCGGGTAGCTCACCAGCTTCCTGGGATAGGCTGGGAGAGGAGCCTATCGGTGGAGAACCATTGGGATTCGGTGCGGAAGATGATAAATGCCTCCGCTGAGGAATGGCAGCAGATAGAAGGCATAGGCAAAGGCATAAGCAATCAGATCGTGGAGGTGTTGGAGTGAGTGATACTACCATCCGATTCGTATGGTGCCCAGCGCACCATGGCAACGGGACCGTGCGCCCGCTATGGCCCAGTGACAGGGATGATAACTACCACGGCATATGGGTATGCCAGAACTGTGGAGGGCATCTACAGAAGGAGAGGGGCAAGGCCGATGAAGCAGCCTGGCAGGAGGTAAGCCGTGCTGTATGAGGCTAACAGAGCGTGTACTTCCTGCTCTCTGAGGGATGATTGCAAGGGGCCGGTACCGGCGGTAGGGCAGGGCAGGGTGATGCTGATAGGCGAGGCCCCTGGTGCCAACGAGGATGTAGACGGCAGGCCATTCACCGGGAAGGCGGGGAAGTATCTGGACGGACTGCTGAGGTCGGCAGGGATAGATCGCAGCAGCGTAATCATAAGCAACACGGTCAAGTGCAGACCTCTCAGGAACCGGACTCCAACCAGGGCAGAGGCAACCCACTGTGCATCCCGGTGGCTGGACGTGGAGGTGCTGTACCACCAGCCTGACATCGTAGTGCCC